TAGCCAAGCGGTGATTAATAACCCGCCGACTATTTGTATCTTGGACGAATCACACCGTATCAAGGACATTGGAGCGAAGCGTACTAAAGCTATTGTGAAGGTTGCGTACTCAATGGAAAAGCTCCCTGTGAAGTACAAGTACCTAATGACGGGGACACCTGTCCTAAATACTCAAGCCGACTTATTCTCGCAATTTCTATTCTTGGACATGGGAAAAACCTTTGGGACAAACTATTTTAAATTTCGAGGTAGATATTTCCGTGACAAAAATGCGTATATGCCAAAAACACGGCATTTCCCAGATTGGGTTGCCAAGGACGGCGCAGATGAAGAAATAAAAAGTCTAATCTCGCACGTGTCAGTTACCGCGAAGAAGGAAAGTTGCTTGGACTTACCCCCATTAGTGTATACAGAGGTTGATGTTGAGTTATCTTCCGAGCAGAAGAAGCTTTACAACAGCATGAAGAAAGAGTTCATTGCTTTCTGTGGGGAGAAAGCGGCGGTCGCAAACCTTGCTATCACTAAAGCTCTCCGCTTACAGCAAATCCTCTCGGGCTTCCTAAAGCTTGAGGACGGGTCGATACACAAGTGTAAAGAGAACCCCCGAGCCGATACACTCACGGAGCTTATCGAAGATATTTCTCCGAACGAAAAAATTATTGTGTGGAGTATCTTTCATCACGATTACGAGTTGATTGAAAATATTTTAAAGAAACTTGATATTAATTACGCCACTGTCACGGGTTTGACTAAGGATAAACAAGCAGAAATTGATCGTTTTGAAACGGACCCGAAATGCCGTGTGATGGTTGCTTCGCAATCTGCTGGGGGAACTGGAATTAATTTAATTCAAGCGAGCACGATGATTTATTATTCTAAAAATTACTCTCTCGAGCACGATCTCCAAAGTGAAGCACGTAACTTCAGAGGCGGCTCTGAGATACATAAAAAAATAACAAGAATTGACCTCGTAGCTCGAGGTACTGTGGACGAAATAGTTCTTAAAGCGCTTCGAGATAAAAAAGATTTAGCGTCCAACATCATCGCGTTAAAAGAGCTATTACAAGCGGAATAAATTGCCTACAATATAGGTATGAGTGTGCTGCCCCTTGGGCACTGTGTCATATACGCTTTAGTCGATCCTAAAAGCGGCCTTGTAAGGTACGTCGGCTCTACTACAGCTCCAATGACGAGAATGCAGGGACACATGAGGATGGGACCTCGAGATACATCTATCAAAAACGCTTGGATAAAAACTCTAGTAGATTGTGGGCTTGCCCCAGTGTTTGTTTTCTTAGAATCCGTCACGGAAGAAGATACCCCAGCGGCAGAGAGCAGATGGATTGATCATTTCTCAAAGATTTCACCGCTTTTAAACCAAAGAAAAATTTATCTAAAAAGTAATTGCAAAATGAAATAAGTCTTGTTACGAAATCTTAATGACAGACACAATGAATTTTTTCGAAGAAAAAGAACTGAGCGCAACATCCATTACTGAATTGCAGCATATGGTAAAAGTCCTTGCTGAAAAAAGGGCGAACTACGAAGAAGAGAAGAAAAAAGTATCTGCTCTTTATGTTGAAGTAGATGAATTAGAAAAAACAATACTAAACGTATTAGCAGAGACTAATCAAAAATCTTTTACGGTACAGGGTGTAGGTACTATAACAAGATCTTTAAGGACGACGTATTCATACCCAAAAGATCCTGACGTAGCTTCAAAGCTTAGGCAAAAACTCATCGGAACAGATAACGAAGATTTACTAACAATCAATTCTGCTAGGTTAAACTCGCATATAAATCAAAGGAAACTTCAAGAAGAAATTCAAGGAAAAATTTACATAGTTCAGGATGAATTTCCAGAACTAGGTGAACCATCGTCTATGGAAATAATGTCACTAACTAAAAAGGGGAAATAATGGAAACAGGAATTACAGTAAAAACAGAAACAGGAATTAGCACAAACGTAATGGATTTATCTTTCGGAGTTGAGAATTTAATCAGTTCTGATATTCAAATACCTAAGATTCTTTTAATGCAGAGCACATCTGAAATTGTGAATGAGGGTAAAGCTTCTCCCGGTGATCTAGCTAATAGTTTTGAAAAAGTTAAAATCGGTGACGCGAAGCGCCCCCTCGCGATCATCCCTTTTCACTTCACGAACACTTGGACGATTAAGAGAGAACAGGATGGTAAAATGGTATTTGATCATATTGAAGATCGTATCCAATCTGATTCTGATCGTGATTTTGAACAAGTTATTAATGGTGTAAAATACACTACACATAAAACTTTAAATGTTTTTTGCTTAATTAAAGGCGGCAACCTACAAGTACCTTTCATGGTCAGCTTTAATAACAGATCTTTCAAGGGAGCAGCTAAACCATACCTAAATAAGGCTAAACTATTAGTTGCAGAAGGTAGAGCCCCCGCTCATATCGTTTGGAATTTAGGTGTAGCTAAAGAAGAAAACGTAAAAGGAAAATGGTTCAGCTTTTCCCTTGAAGCAGCTAAAGATGAAAATGGTAAAGACATTGTAAACACTAATGACGAAGTATTAGCTGCTTACAACCAATATAAGTCTTTATCAGCTTCTCTTAAGGCTGGGGCTAAGATTGATCTAAGCGATCTTGGTACAGAGTCTACAACCGAAAAAGAAATGTTCTAACAGTCTTCAGCAAAAGGGGTACTACACAATGTTACTGGCGATTCTTGACTTCGAGGCAACGGGAACTGATGTACAAACAGCAAGAATTACAGAAGCGTCGGTAATATTGTGGGACTCATCCCAAAAACGTATTGTAGAAGCAAGCTCTTGGCTGGTAAAACCAGAAGGGTATGCAGATATTGATCCGATTGTATCGGCACTTACAGGAGTGTCTTATGAATTTCTTACGAAGTATGGAACAAGAGCTTCCGTCGTACTCCCTAATGTTCATGCTATGTGCTTTAGGGCTGATTATGTTGTGGGACATAATATCAGACGTTACGACATTCCTCTTTTCATAAACGAGCTTGCTAGGGATAACCCATTACTCGAGTATCGTTTTAAACCTATAGTTGATACACGTTTTGATATTGATTACCCAGAGCATATCGACACACGGAAGCTTGGGTATCTTGCACAGGAGCATGGTATCTATGCTCCTCATGCTCACGCAGCTATGTTTGATTGCATCACCACACTAGAGCTATTGAAGAAGTACGATTTAGCGGAAGTGATTTATAACTCCACAATCCCCCGAATCTATGTACGAGCAGATGTTAAGTTCGAGCAGAAGGATCTCGCCAAAGAACAGAAATACCACTGGGACGGAGCTAGTAAAGTGTGGTGGAAAGAAATAAAGCAAACTGATTATGAAAAAGAAAAAAGTAAATGTAAGTTCCCAGTCATCGTCCTCAAAGACTACAAACCTCCGACATAAAGCGGTTTGCTTTAGAATTAGTGGCGTAGCTTTCGACTTTATAACCACCGAATCAAAGAGACTTGGTCTGTCTAAAAATCAGTACGTAGATTTCATGGTGACAAAGCATGCTGGTAACGAGTTCAAATATAAGCACAGTTTTTGAGGATATCTCGAACAGCGATATATTCTCGCTCGATACCGAGACGACTGGTTTGTCCCCTTATAAAGGCGATAAAGCTTTTATGGCGACCATTGCAACTGACAAAGCTGTTTATACTTTTACTGACATGACTCTCTTATCAGTGCTTAATAACATAGCCCCTAAAACAATAGTACTCGCCAACGCAAAGTTCGACGTAAGCTTTCTAGATATTGAAGGCATCGATCTTATGGACCACACATGGTTCGATGTGCTCGTAGCTGACAAGTGTATTTACAACCAGAATATGCGTTACGATCTTAGATCAGTAGCGAAGCGCTGGGGGCATGAGAAGTCAGACGCGGTAGAGAAGTACATAGTAGACAATAAACTATATACTATGGTGGAAACTCTTGGGAAGAAATCCCGCTCGCGTAGTCCCCACTTCGACAAGGTTCCGTTCGACATCATGCAGAAATATGCGGAGAACGACGCGGAGATTACCCTTGCTATTTACCACAAGCAAATGGCAAAAATAGAGGACATCGAAAAAGAGTGTATTGCCAGTAAGCAGCCAAGCTTTAAGGCGTTACTCGATAAAGAATTTAAGGTAACTAAGGTTCTTTATAAAATGGAAAAGAGAGGGATGAAAATAAATGAAGAATTTATCGACAGAGCTATCGCTCATGAACAAGCTCGGACAGTACAAGCAACTAAAACCTACGAAGAAATTGCAGGTTCACCTTTTATGGACAGCAATAAGAGTCATGGACTCGTTTTTGGGAAGCTTGGATACTCCGGTTCGCTTACTCCGAAAGGCAATCAGTCTTTCGGCGATTCGGCTCTTAGCAATATTGAACACCCGTTAGCCAGAAACGTACAGGAGTACCGTGACTCGTCAAAAAGGCTTAATAGCTATTATCGTAATTTTAAGTTTTTTGCAGATCGAGAAGGCAATGTTCATTGTAATTTTAAGCAAGCTCATGCAGACACATTTCGCTTTTCTATTACCAATCCCGCCCTTCAAACCTTAAACAGTGAGGACGAGGGGGAGTTTAAAGTACGCGATTCATTCAAAGCTCGATACGGATTCAATCTCGTAGCAATCGACTATGAGCAACAGGAATATCGGCTTGTCGCGGACATGGCTGGGGAACACACGCTCATTAAAAAGATCATGTCAGGGGAGGACGTACACACAGCTACGGCTACTCTCATGGGGATTGATAGACAGAAAGCTAAGATTCTAAACTTCGCTCTCCTCTACGGAGCAGGGGCTAAGAAGCTCGCTATCATGCTAAAAACCACCGAGCCAGAGGCTAAACGGTTAAAGACTCTCTACTTCTCCTCGCTCCCTAAGATCAGTCAGTTTGTGGAGAACGTAAAGAAGAGAGCAGAGGCTCGGGGGTACATCTTTAATTATGCGGGGCGTAGACTATACTTTCCCAAGTTTGAAAAAGATGGGGAGATGACTTCGTTCTCTTACGCTTCTCCGAACCACTTGATTCAGGGGGCTGGGAGCGAGATCATGCGTACTGCTCTTATTGATGTAGACGCTTTTTTAGCGCCATACGAATCTAAAATTTTACTTAGCGTCCATGACGAAATCTTGCTCGAGATCCACGAATCAGAAATGCACTTAATTCCTGAAATAAGAAAGCTAATGGCAGACGCGTATTCCCCCGTGAATGGCTGTTATATGGGAACAAGCGTAGAGTACGGAAAATCTTGGGGAAGCTTAAAGGAGTTGCAAAGTGAACAAGCTTAGGTACTATTTTGGTACATGGCTCAAAAACCAGAAAGCTTATTTCGAAAACGTGTTGTTAAATGCCTCAAAGATTTACCTAAAACACACATCTTTTCTATACAACAGTCGAGCCTGGTGGGAACCCCAGATTTATTATTGTGCGTTAACGGTAAATTCGTCGCACTCGAACTTAAAAGCTTTACTACAGAAGCTAAAGGGCTTCAGAAATACAACCTTGAAAAAGTTGAAGAGTGTGGTGGGATTGGAATTACTGCTTACCCAGAAAATTGGAGCGCAGTATTTGATCGGTTAAAATCTTTATGAAATTTACTTTACTCGAGGGCGGCGGCGAGAGAAGTATTAAACCTAAGCCGAAACTGACACTAATAGAAGGATACAAAAATATGATTAAGCTAAACTACATGATCTTCCGTAACGAACCATTCAAGGGTGCGATGATTAAAATCCAAAACTCTGACATTAGTCACGACGCCCACTACAAAGTGAAGCGCTACATGGATGAATTTAAGAAACATGGTAACCTTCTCGATGAAGGTACTAAGTCTATCCTTAATAAGTACTGCGCCCTTGACGGTAAAGGCGTACCCATCATTTCTGACAAAGAAGTAGATGGTAAGCTTGTAAAAGGGTACGAGTGGTTAGATGAAACCGCTGCTAACGAGGAGTTTAAAAAGCTTTACGAGACAGAGTTTGTGATCGAACAGAACAAACTATTCTCTCACGACATTAATAACGCTCGTATGACCCCAATGGAATGGGAGGCAGTAGCTCCATTCCTATACGATCCTTCAAACGGATAAATTATTTTTCATCCAATATTAACTGGTTTCTTGCATCAAATGTAGTGCCTGAGAGGTCACCAGTTCCTCTCATGGCTTTCATTTTAATATAGTCTTTTAAATCTTTTATTGATTTTAACTGACCTATATCGCGAGAATCCATGTGTAGTAGTTTTGCATCAAGAGCTGCTTTATCCATATTATGAATTGGCATGTCTACCTGTGGGGTTAGCTCTTTAATTGCCTGAACTCTTGTTATTGGTGTTGATACATTATTATAATTGTCAGCAGCATCGTAGTAACTCTTGTCATAATTACGAATACCCTCTTTGTATTTATCTCCATAACTTGTGCCGATAGCTTTTTCTCCGCCGTCTACAAGGGTGTAGTCTGCTCCCTCTATCCCTTTTCCCTCGCCGAAGTAGTTACGCATTTTCTCGCTCATCTTTTTCCAAGGACTGCTTTCTAACGCTGCGGCAGATTCTCTCATTGCTGTTGTTGGAATTGCTTTAATTCCTCCACCGAGAGCGTACCCAGCAGGATCTTTAGCCCACGCCAAACTATCTAGAGCAGCTCTAGTTTTCATGTTATCTTGGGCTTCTTCTGGGCTATCCATAATAGATGGCTGAGCCTGAACTGCAGCTTGTTTACGTGCCTCTTCATCCATCATCATTTTTAACCACATGCTCTTATCCATAATTACATTCCTTTAGGCTTTTTAGTGAACATGTCGTTACGAACATCTTTAAGGTCAGCGATTGATTCGATCGCTGACTTTTTTTCTGCAAGCTTCTTATGAACAGCTTTCATCATGTGCTTGTTCGACTTGTGTTTGTGAGCGCGTAGTAAATCATCCACAGCCATTTCTACTTCATGGTCCTTTGGAGCCTCTTTGCTCTCATCCATCTCTGGTCCGTGGCCCATCTCTACTTCACTGTCGTCGTGTTTCATTTTACTTTTCATTGCTGCTCTCCTTGTTAGCATTATTCATCAAATCTATCCAAACTTGAGGTGGTATAGCTTTCCCATTTTGTAACTGTGTTTGAAGCCCGTCTTGCATGTACTTACCTAAGTTCTCAGTACCCAAACCTAACCTCGTTTTGACAGGTGTCATTCGGTAAATATCCCGAGACTTCTTAGCTGCTAGTCCCCATAGACCTCTAGGCCCATCGGCCATTGTTGCAAACATAATATCCATCGCCCCAGGCATTGCTCCAATTTTATTAGATTCGACACCTCCCACTTGATTAAGCTTATTCTGTGTAAACTGCGTAGTAGATGAGTAATCCTTTTTTAGCTTCCTGTATAAATCATATTCTTCGGGGCGAAGTTTATTCTTCATGGCAGCATCTTCTGCATCAGCCATCGAGCCCATGACACCTTTATCAAACTGTTTTTGAGCCTGTTCTACACTTGTCTTAGCCTGGTCAAAAGCTGAATCTCCACCCACCACATCTCTCATCACCGAACGCTGTGTGGATAGCTCGTTAGGATATTGTGGCTTAGCGTTTCCTTTAATAGCTTCTAACTCTTGTTGTAATTTTTCACCTATACTGCTGATTCGAGGGTTTGGGTTACCCTTGTATTTATCTATGACTGATTCTGCTCTTGAGTAATTAGTAGGTGTTTCTATCCCGCCTAAATTACCAACGTGCTCCCTAAGTCTACCGAGTTCTTGGCCTGTTTCTTTGTTAATTTTATCAGCAGCTATAGCAGCTTCGTTCATCCCACCAACGAAACCTTTTTCTCTTAATATATCCGCGATCGAAGACTTACCGTATTTAGTCATTAAAGCTCGATCAACTTTATCAAAGGCTGAATTATATATTCCTTTACCAGCGTTTGCAACGGCTTCGCCTACTGGTGCTGCAACTTTCCCAATTAATTTTCCAACCCCAGGGGTAGCCCCACCAATAGCTGTATTTACTAAACCTTCTTTTAAATTGTAATTATCTGGGATACCAAGTTTATCTCCGAGCATTTGTTTCAGTGCTTCTGTTCCGGCGGTTGCTCCAGCTGTAGCGGCGGCGGCCCCAGGTAAACCAGCAGCGGCCCCCGCAGTACCCGCAGCACCTTGAGCGATCCCCGCCACTACATCAGCGGGAATATCTCCAAAATCTTTCCAATCCCAAGTGCTTGGGTGGAACATTCCTTTACCGAAGAACCCTTTCGGATCTAAGGCTTTGTAGTCTTTATCCGTTGGAGACTTAGCGAACACTTCACCTTCATGAACTTTTACGTCCATGTCTGGGTGTTCTTGTTTTATATAGTTAGCCATTGCTTCGGGGGTAGACCCGAAGTTTTTTGCGATCATTCTCTCGCCTAGTGAAATAGATGGTTGTGCTTCTTTTTCGTTAAATGTGTCAGATGTCCCCGCGATATGTTTCAAACCTTCGTCTGAAACTTTAGACATATCGTTGTTAGCAACGGCCTCTAAATCTGCATCACTTAATTTAGAAAAATCCATTAGTTATTTTTCTTTCTTCTTGCAAGCTCCTGAGCCGCCATTGACGCCATGTCTGATCCTGTAGCTACTGCCGTATTTGGGCTAGCACCATAAGTACTTTTGAAGTTCTGCGCGGTTTTGTTCGTTGTCTGGTTGTAGCGAGGCTTTGCTATGTTTGATTTAATGTCATCAATTTGCTGCTGAAACATGTCTTTATACGTAGGCAAATTAGTGATGTTTTCGTGGCCCCCAGAAAGAGTCTTAACCCGCTTATCAGCTTGCTCTTGAATGAACGCTTGCCCTTCTTGAGCGAGAGTTAGGTAATGCTGAAGAATTGGGTTGTCCATTGGGATAGAATCTACGTTACCAAACTTCTGCTCAAGTTCAGCAAATTTAGTTTCTAAGCTGTCCATGTATCTTTGTGAACGCTCTGTAACACCACCGCTACCTTTAAGACCCGTCAAAGCTCCTGTTACGGTTTGCTGTAAGTCGTGAAGCGATGTGGTATTAATTTGCTGCCCCGGAGAGAATAAAATATCAGAAGTTCTTGTGATTGCATTGTTCTTCTCAACTAGATCATTTAGAACTTTATCATTTCTTAGCCCAGATACTTGCTTACCGTAAATCATTTCATTCAATCGTTGCTGATTGATTGCGTTTCTTTGAGATTGAGCGTCTCTATTCCCAGCTTGGTATCTAAGGAAGTTTTCTTGGTCGTCAGTGATGCCGCCCTGAGCTTTTTCTAATGCGGTCTTTAACTTGGATACGTCGTCTATCTGAGTATCTTTTGGTGCAACGTACTTTGCACCTGCATCTTTTGCCCCAGCGGCCCTAGCTATCTCGTAGGCCCCGCTCAAATCTACAGGCTGTGATTGCTGCGCTCTCATCTCCATTAACGCTTGGTCTTGAGGCAATCCACCGAGTCTATCTTGCAACCCTTGAAATAGTTGCTGCTCAATCATGTTTCTTTTTTCTTTGTCAGCGGGTGACAGACCTGAAGAAACAGTTTGTGCCACAAACCCCTTTTGCTCTACAGGAGCCGCGTCCACATTAAGGCTTGTGTTTAAGTCTTGCGCGATTGAGTCAGCAGTATCAGGAGTTGTCTGCGCCATTGACGAAGACGGGCCAACATTCTTTTTCAAACGAGTTAACAAATCATTGATATCGAAGTTAGCCATATTTTATCCTAGTCGAATTGGTTTGGAACAGGAGCACCCATCATAGCTGTTTGTGCGCCCATTAAAGAAGGTTGTTTAGCCTTTAGCCACTGCTTCATTAAATCGTTTTGCTGAGAAGCTTGCCCGATAGCTTGCCCTTGCTGAAGCCCACCGATCCCACCTTGAATCATTGATCCCGCAGCGTTTCCGCCGTTAAAATCAATTTGAGTAGAAGGAGCCATTTTAGTCCAAGGACTAGCACGAATTTCAGCAGCACGAAGCTCCGCTGATTTTTGTTGTTGTCTATCTTTTGCTTGGTTTCCTAAAAACCCACCAAGTAACCCCGAACCAACCAGACCAATCGTTAATGGATCCATTTTACTCTCCTACCTTTTTATAAAATTCTAAGAAGATTTGCCCTTCAGGATTTCTTCTTGTACCGATAACCTCAAACTTCATCGCTAAGTACATCTTAAGCATGGGGTAATTATCGTTTCTTACTTGAGCCCCTATATGCTTATAAGTATGACTCAAATCTTCTATCATTTCATGGAAATTCTTTACCGAAGTGAACCCCCGAGCCGATGGGATCGTGCCTCCAAAGGGTAACCAGATATAGTCTTTCGCGTACTCTTGAGCGAGCACAAAGCTTGAAGGCATTGATTCCTCGTCATGGAATGCGTACATGAAATCGTAACGGTAATAGTCCTCTCCTTGAGTACCTCCGAAACAAGAAAGCATAAAATAATCAAGAAGCTCTTTAGGAACTTCTGATTTTTGTAGCTTCTTAAACATTACTTCTTTCCGCCCCCACCTGCGTGTGAAGTTGCGTCAGCTTGTTTATTGGCAGCCTGTACCGCCATTTGTTGCTTGTACTTCTCGAGATCGAATTGATTTACGCCGCCGATAGAAGTAAGGAGTGTACCCAAGTTTTGCTTGTCGGCGTCTCTGTTCATTTGCTGACCTTGATTCTGAATATCCATTCTCTGAGACATACCCTGCTTTGCTACGTCTTGATTAGCCATTAAAGAATCGCGCATATTAGAGCGAGCAAGGTTAGCTCGGTTCTGTTGGTTTAAACCACCACGCATACCGAGTGAAGCGTTAGCGTTCTGTAGCGCTTGCTGCCCCTGGCGGTTAGCTTTATCCATTGCCCCAGACTCTTCGAGTCCTTGCTTCTGAAGTAGAGCTTGGGTGATGCTATCGCCACCCTTCATTTTATATTCGTCTTGAAGCTGCCCAACAATAGACTCGCCCTCTTTAGGGACGTAGTTTGCGTCTACTGGTTCAGTCGTACCGTCAGCTTTCTTAACCATCCGCTTGATAGGATTGTATTGAAGCTGGGGACCTGCGTCCCCTACTGCGGTAATATTTGCGAGTAGCTGCTGCATTTGCGCGTTTTGAGCTGCCGCAGCTTGCGTTTGAGCTTGCATTGCTGCTTCTTGTTCAGGTGTTAATCCATTGGGCACAGGCGTAGGTGCGGGTGTTGCTGGTCCACTCATTACCAATTTCCTCCGTTTAGAGAGTCGAACTCATTGTAGAAAGAAAGATCTTGTGTGATCTGATTATCTTCATCTGGGACTCTTGCTGTTAATGTGTCCACCATCTCTTGGCGAACTACTTGTAAAGTTTGCTGTGCAGACATTTGATCTGGGTGTCCTTCTTTAGCCATACACTTCCAACGAACGTAGGCAATAATTACCGATGTAAATTCAGGAATATCACAAACGTCTGCATCTGCCGAAAACTTTTTAGCGTTACGGAGATACCACATAGTAATATTTGTGGTTGTTTCGTTGGGGGTAGGAAAGAATTTTAGTTGAAGCCCGGCAGTACCGTCGTTGGTGATGATGTACTGGTACAAATTATTGTTGCGAACGAAGTTAATATCAGAAAGCTTTTTAAGCCTTTTGATATCGTACATGTTTGCCCCACCATCGTTGTATAGTATAGCGCGGATCTTCTGCGCGTAAATGTCTGTGGGGAGTGAGTAGGTGGAGGTCCCGCTCACTAATGAAAGAGAGGTAGAAACGAGGAAGTAATCTTCGTAAATATTGTGGATAGCAGCTTCTACAATATCCACCGCTTCGTTAAAGTAGTTCAGCAACTCATTTGGGGTAATGAATGTTTCGTCCTCGAGGTCTAATTCCTTTTGTAAGTTAGCTTTAAGCTCTGAATACGTTGGACTATACATTTACACCTTCCTCCGAATGTCTTCCTATAATTGCACGAATGGTCATCGGCGAAGCGGTTACTGTAGCATTAATACTAATATAGGTAGCATCAAAACTGCTATAATTAAATGTCGCCGTACCCCCGACCACTGATAAAAATATGGCATCTAGTGGGGTATACGACAATGTATGCGGTATTTTTACAGCTGATCCTGTTGCCTTTATTTGGAATGTCATAAAGCGCCACTCCCCCCTTAGAAAAGGGCTTGCATCAAATATATCCCCAATAATCCTAAAATTTCTTTGTAAGAATTGATCCGTTAGCTGGGATACATATAGCTTAATCATGCGTTCGCCCCAGTACTATCCTGCTCAGTTCTCCAAGTTTTGTAAGATTGATCTGTCATTGGTGCAAAGTAAACAATATAAGAAAGCATGTTAATAACTTCGCCTTTAGGGTTGCCACGAATCAACCACTTCTGAGACCCTGCATCGGCTGAGCTTAAAGGGTCAAGGTACGTAAGCACCCCACCGCTTACTGCGGTAATTTGTAAATCCTCAACATACCCGTCCCCCGCTAAAGATACGTAGTAATCTACAATCTCTGTAGGCCACGAACCACTAGCTAAGGTTACCGTTTTAGTTCCTGTATCAACAGTAGCAAGCCCCAATGAATCGGAGTTGTAAATATTAGTAAAGCTTTGTGTGATCACGACCTGCATGTAAGAGCAGCGCAACCCACCTGCTGGGAATCGGCGCATCTCTTCGATGAGATTGTAGAACGACCAAAGATAAGAGTCAGTACCCCAAGTAGGTGTGGGATCTCCCCACACAAAATTTCCACGGTAGCGGATCTCTTTTGTATCAAGCTCCCCGCTCGAGTTGTCGTTGATACGAGAAACTTGGATAGACGCATTCGTTACGTTTTCGAAAGTGGTAAGAATCTTTGGAACCCATTTACGTACAACAGGTAAGCTAAAATTAAACGCAGCCGATTTGTAGAGAGGAACGATACCCTTAGTGGTCCACTGAGAAGGAGTTTTTGAAGTATCTACTTTAGGGTCAGTAGTATAAGAAGCATCGTGCTTAAAAACATAACCTCTACGGTCCGCTCTAATAAGCTGCTTGTTGTAAAACGTAACAGCAGTAGGGCTGAAAGAATCCCCATTAGTACGGGTAGTAAATGTTGAAGCATCGCGGATCCCCCATCTTAAATCAAGTACTACAAAAGCGTCGTTGTCGGTTGAAGAATCGTTCAAGCTTACTGCCCATATTACCCGGTTATCTTTGGTATCGTATGTACCGCAAATTCTATTCATCTCCGTCTGAGAAGTTACTAATGTTTTGTAGGTATTATTTATACTGTCAGATATTTTCTTAAAACTAAAACCATCGGTCCAATAGAATCCATCGTTTCCCGCCCAAAAAACGCCATACCTAGTTTGCACGATTGAGTTATGAGACACGCATCCGATAGTTTTTGTAATGTCCTCAAAACTTACTGTACCCTGCCCAAGCTCATTGTAACTGCCATTTAACCTGTAAGCGTGATTCTTAGTAAATACAATAGGGTTATCTGTATAAGATGAAATACCAGTAATCTCGTCAAGGAGGTCGATGTAGTTAGTTGTAGGTACGGAGTCAGGGTCATCTTGAACACTTTGGAAAACCCTATTTTTAAAAACTTGAGAGCCCGATTTAGTATGAGCATAATAGCAAACGCCATTTACAGTATGGATATACTTACATAAAGGAGGAGGATCGTTATCAAGCACACCGCTATTGGTGTACAGAAGTAAATTAGTAGAAATAGTTGTGTCAGCGAAATTGTCCGTAAAAGTTGCCGTACCATTATTCACCTGCCCTATTTTATAAAGTACAGTACCCCCTGCTTGTGTCCTATAAATATAAACTTTTAAGTTAGAAGTGTCGTAGTTAAGCGTTGCACCGTTTGCAAGAGTTGGTACTGCTGCAATGTTGATTTGGTTTACGTTAGGGGCTCCTGCATTCGTCACAGAAACAATAGTTGTAGGACCGTAGTCTTCAAATACAGTAGTACCCACAGTGTACGTATAGTAGTAGTGAAATGCATAAATATAGCTGTTACCTGTTCCTCCGCTCGATGTACACGTAGGGCTTGTTGCTAGATCAGGCAATCCGGCTGTTCTGGTCTGCCATACGTTAGAACCGTCTTTGTACATTTTAATAGGACTAGCAAAAAGAGTATTAGAGCTAAATACGTGCTCGTTCCACTCGGCAAACGCATACTGTGTGGTTGTGTCGCCAAGCGAATAAGCAGGGTTTGAGGACGGTCCAACAAGCTCTAAGAAAGCAGAAGTGTTTGGAACCCAAAGTTTTCGTGAAGCTGCTAAAAATAACTCAGGCAGTACAGACGCAAACGCACCAGAGATCCTCACGTTACCGTCAGGTATCTGGTACATGTTAGACGCAAACACCTGAGAACCGGGAGCAATTACAGCTTTCTTATTTGGATCAATAAGAAAGTTCTCCATCGTTGCAGCTTGATTCGGTTGTGCGTCTAGAATGTAGTCGGTGATTCCTCCTGAGAAATCCGCAACTACAAGCTGGGTTAAATCTAAACTCATCTAAATACCGCCGTGTAAGCGAGAGTATTATCGAGGGTGTAAATGGTGAACGTAGTAGTAGTAACTTTTTCAGTAGATGGGTAAATAATATGCCCTGTGGAAGTAAGTGAAAATTTAATCGCGTAAGAGTCGTAAGTGAACCCAGACGGAACTGTCACGGTTTGCTTATATCGTCCTGTTCCGTCAGCTACCCAAGATGCTGCTAGGATAGATATAGTCCCGCCAGAGATAGAACCTGCATTTAATAAAGCAGAGTTAGAACCATCATGGGTATGATCGTTCAATTTTGTAATATTTGCGTTTAGGGCAGGGAACCAAACGGATCCTCTGTCACCATTCTCGGGTTGTTGAAAACCATAACTCAGCACGACCATGTAACTTCTCCTTGTTAAATGGACTGTGGTTGGTCCGATTGAATATACTTAAAATATACCACTAAGCTTATGGGAAAAACCACCTTTTCCCGCTCATTGGAGAATACGTTTGAAAATGCTGCCACGGACCTTGGCGCTCTTCCATCCAAAACCCTATGCGAGCTAATGTATCGGTGTTTTCTTTGCACCAAGAATGGAAGCTTCCGTCTTCGTCGTAGATATCTACGGCATTCCCAGAGCAATGAGCGGAGACTTTAGCGGTCGATTTACCAGAAGCCACTAACCCCATTTGCTGTTCTTCAGAGCGGAGCCCTGAAGTAACGATCATGGGCTTACCCCAAATACCTCTTAGTTCGTTAATACGATCAAAAAGTGTTTTAAGGTTAGCGTCAATAAACTTGTTGGTGGGGTATTCGTGAGGGTTTAATTCCTTCATTGAGATCATGGTTTCTCCCTCACTACGAGTTCAAAACCCATCTCGTTAATCTTCCTTCGGTCTTCCTCTTTAGTGAAGTCGAAGTCATGAAGTAGGTTCTCTTTATAGCAAGTTTGGATGTTTAAGAACCCGCACTTGTAAGGCTCGTACCATCTGTAAACAGTGGTAGGAGTAGTAATATCAACCCTTAGATGTCGCTGCCTTAACGGCCGTAGAAAATAATCCCCTAATGAGGCGCAACTCGTCGTCAAGCATATCAAGGAGAGCATCATCACGAAGATCCCCTTTAGCGTATTCTTCAAGCCACTTTCTCTCATAATCATCAAGCCTCTTCTGTATTCTTACAGCTTCTTCGGGGACTAGCTTATTTAGTAAGACTAGCCCCTCAGAAATAACGCTGACAATAGGATTCATTACTTCTTCCCTAAGAAACCATCCGATTTAAGAAGGTTTGCAAGGAAACCAGAAATAGTAGCGAGGATTTCCCCAGCACCTTTTACAGCGCTTGCCACTAAGTCTACTGCCGCTTGAAGCTTAGCTACGAATGGACCTGCGTTAGCGTTTGAAAACGCTTTAGCAGCCATGAAAGCAACACTTAGAACCATACCGATAACACCTGAATTTGAAGCTAAAAAAGCTTTAGCTTGATCAATTACTTGTAACATCCTTATTTTCTCCCTATATTTAGAGCTTGTTCAATTCGCCCAAGGCGCTCTAATACCTCTTGTTGAAACCTGTTATTATTTTCCAAATCATGTTGGGCAGCTTCTTCTATTTTATCCACTTTTGCATAAACAATGGAAGACTTTACTGCCATATTGGACAACCACGCGATTCCGCCTGTTAAGGCGATTAGTAACGATAAAGGTACTAATGTCTCGGTGGTGATCTTATTCATCTAATTTCCGATCCTATTTACTGATACCCATTGTTTTGTGTCAGATTGAAGCGTTAAGCTGCTATCTAATCTCATATCAATATACTCGCCAGCGTTTAGGAATATTTCTACATTCTGTGGTAAATAGTTACCCGCATTTGCTCCCCCCATATAGCTATCAATTGTACCGTTTTTATATACGGCCACGTTTGGTGCGCTTGAGGTTACAGCAATTACTGCCAACATTCTGTACTTACCAGAGATTGGCGCTGTAAATTTCCATGAAGCCCCTGTGGTAACAGCTGAGTGTGTATCCCAAGTCTTTGTTGCAAAGTTAATAGGTGCGGTAGTAGAAGATGTAACACCAGCACCAGCGATCATATATTTAGCCGATACAGTTTCACTCGCCGCAATAGTAGCTGGGCCGGATCTTCTATTAAAAGATATTGAACCAATTGTTGGAACGGTAATATTTACAGGAGCTACAAGCGTTAAAATATCTCCAGCTACTACTTGTACACTTCCTGCGGCAGTCCATATATACCCAGCGGCGTTCGATATTGTTCCGATGTAAGAATATAAAGAACCATTTTTATAAACTGCAATTTGACCAGGCCCATTGTTTCCGCCCGAAGTAGCGAGTACGTCATAAATTCCAGAAACGGGACAAGTGTATTGACCAGTAGTAGAATTATATGCTGCGTGGGAATCATATTTTACAGTAGTAAATATAAATGGGTTACCAGTTGTAACACTAGCAGGAGTTCCCGTTGCAATCGCGCTTACTACCCGAGTATCGGTGTCATTACTCATTACAGAGTTAGAAGACCACCCAGCGATCGGTACTTTAGCACTAAATTGAAAATACAAAGGGTTATTAGAAAGATCAATAGATACCCCACCCATTGTCTGGAATGAAGCAGAGTTTAAGTGATTGTTCATTAATAATCGTGTAGTATCGTAAGCATGGATCCTAGCCCCCATACCTGACACGTTATTTCCAGTGCCGAGCTGATAAGCTCCGCTACCAATGTCGTGTGCTGTTGCCCCAGATAGGTTAGTAGATACAGCGATTTTATTTGTATCTATTGAATACCCTGTTGGTAATGGGAATAAGTAAGACCCCGTACCAGTAGTACCCGCAGCAGTTTGAGAATATGTAAAACGAATCTCCATCGAATCGCCTACACGTCTCCAATAAGCAGATTTAGTAGCACCCGCTCCTTCTGTTGGAGGAGTAGTAGTCGCACCAATTACAAGAGTGTATGGAACCCAATCACCCACGGCAGGAGCTTGAACCGCTCTCTGTGCTGATACACTTACGTTATCGAATTTGAAAGTCCAACCAGTAGCATTTGCAGAAGTAGTCGCTACGTGGAAAATCAAACGGTAAGAAGTAGAGTTTGAAGAAGTTTGGAAAGTACCATTGAAGTTAAAATTATTTGTACCATTTGCTGCAATTACTTGTGGGGATACGGGTGTAAGTACGGCGTTAGTAACATCGTAAATAAATACTTCAACGTCAGAATTTCCTGCGTTTGTAGTAGTCGTACCATCATTAAGTGGGGCAGTAGTACCGTTAGAAGCGACAAATGTAGAAGAAGCATTGTAGCTGAATGCGATATTCAGAATTTTTGCTTTGTCACCACTGTCAATTGTAAAGTCGTAGCTAACACCCTTCCCTTGAAGAGAAGTAGCGTTTGCTTGAGTCATCGTAAAGCTTGCTGTTCCGAAAAGAGGGGAGGAAGTAGAGCGAGCGAAAGTTAAACCAGTCGCAGTCCCGCCAGTTCCGTCAGCAGGAATATTTGCAGCAGTATCGGCGTAAGTTGCCCAACCAGTAGTGTCCGCTTCTGCTGACCCGTTGGTGATGTAGTTACCTGTAGAAGTAGATGTACCCGTTCCACCAATTACGTGCCAACGGCTATCACCGCTGTACGCTAAAATTAATGAAGCATTGTTTGCTAAAGTAATGAATGCGCCAGTACCTGTACGAATACGGTTGGCAGCAGTCGCGCCACTGTCTTCGTCAAGAACTGAAAAAGCTGATCCAGTTCTGTTTACGATTACAGCAATAGCACCTGAAGCGGGGCTACTAATACCACTTAAAGAGGTAATAGTACCTGTAAACTCGGTAACAGGAGTAGTTAAAGCTTGTGTGTAGTTTGCACCTAAAGTACCTGGGTTAGCTGTTAAAGAAAGCTGAAGCTTTCCTGTGACGGTAGCAGAAGTTGAAAAAGTATTTGTCCCCGCAAATGTTTGATCACCCGAAAGAGTAGGCATCTCAAGCCAGTTTGTACCGTCAGATACTTTTACTCGCTTTGTATCCGTGATCCAAATTACTCGGTAAGGATACGAAGCTGCCGCAGGTTTCCCCGCTTCTGTGAACCATTCAAGCTGTGCTACTTCTAGTGCTCCGTAAATTTTTGCCATATTTCCTCTATATCTATTCTAACGATTTATAGACGTTTTTAAACTTGTTTTTTACTACCTGATAAAATTCCTCGGTATCTAGACTCTTATAGTCAAACTCGAAATAATCTTGATAAGCATACATTGGAACTTGGCAACAAATAATCCCCTGACGAATGAAGTTAGGGATCTTAAAAAGCTTGTAGAATAATCTCCTGATCCCAAGTACTGGAAGCTGAAGGTATCCGTAGATTGATCCGTTAAGCTTCATTGGATTAACCAATTGAACTGATTCATTGGCTCGGTAAACCTCACAAGGTCTACCATCCAAATATCTTGAAAGCTCTGCAATGGTTACTTCAAAGTCAGACGTTTCAATCACCATTGTTTCACCGTTTAACTCACCAATAACTAAGAACGAATGCGACCACTTAGAGCCCATCACCCATCGCATGATCTTTGAGATAAATGCGCCGTTATAAACAAATCCAATGTCACCAATCTCGTACTTCATTCAACTACCGTGGCATCTGCAAACCAAGGATCTTGGTCTAACACAATTTCATATGCGTGAGTCTCAACCGATTTAACACCATCTGGTACTCGAATAAAAGAAGCAAGAGTCATGATGTCCACCGCATAAAAACGATGTTTAATAGCCAGGTTAGCATCACCTTGATTATTATCGTAAAAATCTTTACTTACAAAAGTTGATACCTTGATGGTACTCATCGCACCGCCTTCTCCGTTAGCATCTGGTAGTTTACCGAAGTTAACTCCTGCGAAAGTAATCGTGTGAAAGTTGCAAACTTCGCCCTTTGGACCGATATCTGATTTAATAAATCCCTGCATTTTACTCTCCTTTAATTGTGTACTATGAATCCTATTTTTGTTTCGGCTGTAGCTGCTGCGCCTAAAGTAATTGTAAAAGAACCTGAAGCAGGAACTACGTTTTTAATAGTAGCAGTTGCGTCGGCTGTCATAATTACGCAAGTAACTATACTTGAAGTTGTGACAAATGAGTTAGTAACTACAATTGAAGTCCCCGCTGCTGCCACGTTGACCGAGCCACTAGGTTTATTAATAGTTTGTGCGCCAGTAGTTCCTGTTGCGGTATATGTCGAATCAAAAACTGGTTTTCCTGCGCTGAAAGAGTTACCTGATGCAATGTATGACGCCCAGTTTGTAGTTCCACCAGTACCAGCCCCATCAATGTAGAATGTAGACGTATTGGTAATAGCTGCACCACTGCTGGTAATTGTACCGATAGGAGCTACAGCTAAATTTGCTAGCATTGCATGCGTTCCAGTTGCAGCCGTTGTAACTGGTGCCCTACCTATGTTAACAGCGGCGTATGAGTCACTTGCAGTTAAAGCAGACGCAGTTGATCCATAAAAACCAGTTCTTGTAGTAGTGCCAGTAGCTCCAGCTTGTAGATATTGAGCAACTGTTAACCTAGTTCCTGATGCACTACCTGTGACGTAGAAATTACCATTAGCTAGTGTTGGGGTGCCTATTGCACCTGCGTAGTTGATAGTGGTTACAGAAAGACTATTTAAAGTAAGTAGACCAGCACTCGATAAGGTCGCTTGATTGGTATAAGCGCCTCCGTTTGCTGAGAAATCAAATTGTAAGTTAGCAGTTGGAACTGTGGTTCCTTGTACTGGCTGAAGGTACATTTTATACGATACCGCTTGTGAGGCCGCTGTGGCGGTTGTCTTCCATCCATTTCCGTTAAATAAAAGTGCTGGTGAGTATTGTTGGACACCCACCGTTGCTACCGTAGTGTTTGTTAGTGACAAACCTACCGTTGCAGCAGGAGCAGCAGTAGTGCTATTTACTTGAACTTCTAATGTTGAAGCAGGGGAAGTAGCATTAACTCCTAATCTATTGTTAACTTCATCATAAGCAGAGGTTCCAAAAAGTAATTTTCCTTTAGTCGCATTTGAAGTTGATGAAAGAGTGAGCGTTTCGCTCGCAGCAGTTCCGCCGATAACTGTCTGAGAACCAGCTTTACCAGTTGATAAGTTATCGGTGATTGTTCCGCTTGTATTTGTTAATCCAGTTGAAAAAGTAAGAGCAGATTGCTTGCTATTAAATGTAGACCAATCTGTTGATGATAGTTTTCCAGTGTTAGATGCAGAAGCAGTAGGAAGATTAAACGTGTGAGTAGTACCAGAACTAGATATTCCGAAATCAGTTCCAGTTGTGCCTGTCGCAAATGTTTGAGTAGCTCCAGTAAGCGTATTTAGTGAAGTAATCCCACTTCCACCGCCTGAACCAATGGCAGTTCTAACTCCTCCAGAAGTTAAGTAGAAGCTAGTTCCATCATACTCCATTGATCCGTTTTCAGGAGTAGTAAGCAATGTCCCAGATGTAAACTTTAATGGAGCTTTATTTGCTGCCGCTGCACCAGCCATTAAATGAAGTCTAGCTGTTGGAGCTTTTACACCTAACCCAATGAACCCATCGGATATTGTAGCGCCGACTTGAGAAGAAATTCCAGTTCCATAAATGTAGTTACCGATAGAAAGCTGATTATCGGAGGTTGTACTTGGAACGTCACTGTCGTAACCAATAATAATATTTTTAGAACCCGAAGTAATTGTACTACCAGATCCACCGCCGATAGATAACGCAATATTATAACTTCCAGAGGTTATTCCAGATAATATGTTAGTACCAATACTAATATTTGCGCTACCAGTGGCACTGGTTGCACCCACAAGTGAACCAGCACCAATCGCAATATTTGCATTTCCGTTCATATTCACACCGGATGAAATACCAAAAAATAAATTATCATTACCTAAAGAATTCTGACCAGCACTCGCGCCGAAAAAAATATTATTTACGCCGTTATTATAATATCCGGCACTATTACCAATCGCAGTATTTGTGGATCCAGTCGTTAAATTTCTTAGCGCAGAAAATCCAATTGCTACGTTTGTATCACCGTCGGTATTTGAATAGAGAGAAAAAGTCCCAATAGCTAAATTTGATTCCGCTGTATTTAGACTAGCTAAAGCACTCTCCCCAATTGCAATGTTTGAGTTAGCGGTAGGTGAAATATAATTTATAGACATGGCATTGTTACCAATACCAATATTTGAACTTCCGTCAACGATAGCACCGTTTTGAAATACGTTTGTTCCAAACCCTATGTTATTAGTTCCGTTTGGACTACCACCTCCGAAGTTTCCTAAACCAAAACTGATATTATGATTAGTTAAGGCTAAAATATCTGCTGCGTGGGATCCGCCAGAGTCGTTAATGTAAAATCCATTATTTACAATTGTTGGAGATGCGCCAGAATTTATTAACCATACTGCCTCACCATTTAGCGCCTGTAGGTAAATTCTTCCACTATTGTAAGCGATAATCGCAGAAGACCCGAATGCTACGTTATTAACGCTAAAGTCACCAGAATTTCCACCGAAGTTTATATTCCCATAATTACCTGTTAGGTTGAAGTCGGAAGTTGCGTTAGCTTGTAAGTTTAAAGATCCGCCCCCAGATACTTCAATAAAAGAACCATTAGAAGCTTCTGTTAAAAGAATTCCTCCACCGTTTGAGTTTGCAGCAATTATCGCACCATCTAAAGTTACTCCACCAGAATCAACAATAATATCTGATCCTGTTGGCCCTTGTAATACAATATAACCAGTAGATGATGAATTAAATTGCACACCTCCTGCGCTATCAAAAACTGCTCCACTCGTACCACTGACAAGAGAGTTGTTGAATTGCATTTGACCGCTAGCATTGAATACCATTACATCACCAGAGGTGAATGTCAGCCAATCGGTTGCTGTTCCATTGGTTGAGTTAATATTAAACGTTGATCCGCTAAAGCTAGCTAATAGCTCATGCGCACCGCTTTTAATTTTGTAGGATGGCAGGATTAGCTGTCCTGTCATTGTGTCGCCAGCAATTTGAACGTAAGAACCGCTAGAACCGCCCCCTGTAGTCTGAGGAGAACCAACAATGTCGGATGCAGTAGAATCGAAATTTACAAGAGTTTGCTGAACCCGATAAACAAGAGCAACTGGATAACTAGAAGGAGCGGCAGAAAACGTATAATTGCCGGAGGAGTCGAAGGTCGCCTGGATAACAGTACCTCCTGAATCCACCGCCGATGCATAGAGAGGTCTTCCGCCCGACATTTGTGTAACAATTGCATCAACTGTTCCTCCGAAATCATCAAGGACGACGGTGGAGTTGGCTGGGAGACTGATTGTCCCGCTTGTTCCTGACCCAATTTGCACAAATCGCGATGTTCTAACATATTTGCCCTCTAGTACCGTTACACGGGACACTAAAGATGGGTCTACTGAAAGACTATTCCATATACTAGGTCCCGTGATTAACGACATTTAGCTATTTCCCGCCATGTAAGTGATGTTTAGTTTAGGGCTTCCAGCCGAAGACACAACATACCACTCAGCAGGATTTAGTGTCGGTAAGTTAATATTTGCTCCCGCTACTAATTCAATTCCCGCACCACCCGCTACAGAAGGATTCACGTTATAAACTGTGATTACGTTTGTAGAGTTGGTTGATAAAGCTTGTAAAAAAATGTTTGAAGGTGTGCCTTTGATAGTATCACTTGCAGCAAGCTGAGTAAGCTGGGCTGAAGTGGTAGTCACAACTTGTTGCTTCATCACTACTTTATTGTAGTGACCCTGCACTTGTAAACTTTGAGCTGCCATTTGATTCTCCTAAAATAAGGGCTTCGGGATTTTAACCCCAAAGCCCCTAAAATTAAATTGAAAGGACGTAATTAATAATTACGTTGATCTTACCAGCAGTAAGAGCAGCCGTAGCAATTGTAGCCGTTACTGTTCTATCAGCAGTCATCTTGATTGAAGTCGCAGCAGTCCCAACAGGGATACCCGCGATTAAACCAGTGTATGAAGCGATAGCAGTCGCAGCTTTTAAGTCCGCAGCAGAGTTAGAAGTAAGGGCGATCGTAGCAGCGCCTCCAGAGGTAGGAGCAGTAATAGTATCAATAATGACACTTGTTACTACAGCACCCGTAGGGAGGACTGCCGCGTTTCCGTTTACATCCAACAAGCTTACTGAACCGATAGCACCGCCAAGAGTAGCAAAGTTATACTGAGCAACTAGAGCGCGACTTTCTCGCTCAATAGCTGTTCCTAATTTTGCACCTGACATAGCTAGAGAACCTAAAGAGCTATTGCTGTTTAGGTTGTATTCGTTTTCAAGAAGTGTTTGTTGTTTAGCCATTGTTTTTTCCTTTTTAAGAAAGGGGTGGGGACTTTCATCCCCACCCTAATCTAATTAGACTGTGTAGCTGATCCCTTTGATCACGCCGTTTTTCTGAGGCTCGATAACAACCATATCTCCGAAGAGACAATGATCGACAATGTACTGGTAACCAGTAGTGTTACGTACAGTGTAGAACTCGATACCTTCAGGAGACTTACGGCGGCGGATACCACCGTTAGTGTAGAACTTAATGGTCTTCATATCGAGGAAGTAAACGATATCATCGTCCATCTCTTGAACAGCGATAAGTTTAAGAGTTCCTGCGAAACCACCAACTTCAAGCTCATCCCAACCGTAAGTTGCTGCCTTTGAAGACATTGGCTTTACGTTGAATGATCCCTTAGAAACTTCAAGCGCCTTAATGCAAGAACCGTAGTTCTTGTAGCTCATTACTACGTTGAATGGAGATCCACGGCCTAAGCGACGGATAGTCACGTAAGCATCGAAGATCTTGCTAAGGATGTTACCTGCGTTGATAGCAAGTCCGCTTGAACCACCATCCAAGTTAATAGCTTGGAGGAATGGGTAAGCAGTCTTAGTTTGACCGAATAGGGTTGAAGATCCACCGTTTGCTGAAGACAATAATTGTCCACGAAGAGCGGTGAAACCGTTTGATTGCTGACCATCTTGATAGATAGTTGCGTTTTGAGCAGTAGTGTAACCAGAAAGATCCACAGCAGCTCCACCAGAACGAGCAGAGAAAAAGTTAATTACCCCTGTGTTCAAGTTGATTGCGCGAACGTAACCGTCTACTGGAGAACTGTTATCGTCGTCGATCTGACATTTTTGACCGATTTGAAAACGGTCAGGTTGAGCAACAGTGATGTTACCAGAAGCGTCCCCGTCAGCAGTAGCAACTGCAACGTAAGCACCAGTTAACAAAGACTGAGATACAACGCCTTTAAGGTAAGAAGCGTGACGATCAAGCGCGTCTGGAAGGATGCGCATGAAGTTTTGCTCACTTACTTTACCGTGTTGCATAAGATCGGTTTCGTTGAAGATCATTGAAGACCAAACTTCTTTATATGCAGAAATTTGTCCACGAACTGAAACTTCTTCAGCAATATCTGAAGCAGCAGCTAATGATCCGAAAGTAACAGTAGAACCTACAGCACCCAAAAATGGGATGATGAGAGTTCCGCCGAGCCAAGAATCATCTTGTTCGCAGTTTTGAAGTAACCAGTCGCGCTTCTTAAGTTCTTCGAACAAAAGAGGCTCTGGAAGGTATTGATTTAGCATGTTGCTAAAAGTTACTGTAGTAGCCATTTAATTATCTCCTAAGATAAATTGTTTTAAAATTCTGACTGCATATTCTTAATGGCTTGCGCCTTAAGCTTATACAAATCATCTAATGTTTTTACTTTTTGAGCCGCTGGGCTTTTGGTCTTTCCCGCGATGGTAGGCAATGTAGGTTTTGAGTTTTCTTTCGGAGAAAGAACTGTTTCGTCTGGAGACTTCTGAGCTTGTTGCTCTTGGTTCCAAGAAACTAACTTTAAAACTTCTTGCACTGCTTGTTCCGCTGAGAGATCAACCCCTTTGGTCTGGGCGATGAATGCCGCTCTTTGGAGAACTTCGTTTCTAAATGCGCCAACTTGGTTTTTGGCATCAAACTTTTCTACGAGTGATTTAACACTCGGGCTCGCAAGTACTTGGTCTAGCTCGGTCGAGCGTTGACTAATTGCTTGCTGCTCACTCTGACTTTGGTAACCTTCAAGCTGTTGCTTGTAAGCTGCCGCTTGTTGCTCTAATTCGTAGAGCTGTCGTTGTGAAGCCTTGCTATTATTATAAATCTCTTGTTGCTCTGGAGGCAAGTCTTTTAGTTGAAGCTCTCTAAGCATCCATTTTTGCAAATCTTCTACGTTAATCTTTAACGCATCGAAGAAAGATCCGAAATCTTTGTTCTCTAAGAATCTGCTTACTCGTGCGACACCCTTTTCAAGTGGTTCGTACTTTTCTTTGATCGATTTCTCAAAAACTTCATTCTGACTTCTCAGTTTGTCGTTTTTTTCCTTCATTACATCTAAACCGTAAGCTTTTGAGAATAATTGGCGAAATTCTTTCTCATTTTTCTCGTTGATATACCCATGATACGTCTCTGGAATATCGAACTCCGAATCATAAGCTTTTACCTTATAATTAGGCGTCCAAGGCTGAATTTCAGTAGATTGAGTGATTTCAGGCGTATTAGTGTCACTTTCTGACCCTTTTACGGCTATTTCACTCGATTGAGTGATCTCTGGTGTTGATACTGCTACTTCTGTACTGACTTCGCTTGGATTCGCGCTGATTTGCTCTTCCATATTACTCCTTGGCTTTGGTTTAAGCCTGAATCTGCGGTTGTGTTAAACCTACCCCCGCATTTGGTTGCACAGATTGCTGTTCGGCGAGTTTAGAACCCACATCCGACTGCACTTGCTGTGTTTGTTGAGCCATGCCTTGTTGAGTGACACCTTGTTCTTCGATTCTTTGAATTAACCACTGTAAAGAGTCGTAAGGAACACGAACTCTCTGTTGTTTAGACTTATTATTTGGATCTGGGACGTATAAATCACATACTACTGCTCCACCAGTTACAGGAATGAATCCTGCTTCAGCGTCTTTAATCTTTTGCGCTTGTTCTGCACCAATTTGAACGTATTGCTGATACACATTCATGTAATTTTGCTGAATTTGAGGAGATAACTGCTTGAAATCAGCTTTTCTTGAACGAGCAACAAGTCTTTTCATCATATACGACGAATCATCCTGCGGATTTGGTTGGAATTGCTCCCCACGGTCTAAAGCTAGAAGCATATTCGTCGCATTGTCGTAATCAAGCGTCATATCTTCAAATGCTTGCTCATTATTTGCATAAGGGCTAGTACGAATCATTCTGCCGAGATCTTTTTTATCAAGCTGAGATCCTGCAAACTGAATAACTTGGTTAAACATAAGCTGCTTACCAATCTTACTCTCCATATCCTCAGTTCCACTCTCTACAGAGATGTTGTAGCAAAGAGGCTTAGAGCTTTTAAACTCAGGAATGTTGATCATCTCTGATCTTCCAATTGCTGGAATTAAAGCTTCGTCCTCAATGTACTCTCTCATCAAAGTAAGACTTGTCTCAGCTACGTCTTGCAAGAACTGCATGAACTTAGTTACGTAAATCACATACTTTTTCTTCTGATCAATCGTTTGGAAAAGCATGGTGTATGGATCAACTTGAGAAGGCTTCTCTTGTAAATCTTCCTGAAGGTTTGCAATCTGGTACATCTCTTCAATAGCTTGCGCCATTGGTTGTAACCACTGATCCCCAACTCTACCCGCTAGAATAGTAGGAGGAGCCCCGCTTACTTGGATTGAACGAATACCAGGTAACAACCCACCGTTTTGAATCTTCTGGCCCGGCTGGGTAATTAATTTATCCTGCCCCATCGTGATCTGCGCTTCTGCCGCTGAACTCGCCATGCGGTTAATCTCCGCTTGGTATGGACGAAGATGCTTAATAATAGAATGATAGCGAGGATTAGTAGGGACTTCATCAAAACCTGTAAATACAATCGGAAATACACCAAACGGAAGCTCTCCTTCCCATAGGATACCCGCATTTGTGTAAATGTAGTAATAGCCTTTTGGGAACTGAATGCTTGGTTTAATGTACATCTCTAAAAGTAAACATTGGTTCTGTGATTCGGTGGCATACGATGTATTGCTTGAATCAAAAATCATGAAGGTTTCATCTTTAGAAGCTTGAATGTACTTAAGCTTCTCTTCGTCGTCGCCCACTCGAGTCTTCAACTCGTCAACGTCAACCATCTTACGAAGACCAATGAACCAACTGTCCTCCATAGACTTAGCATCTCGAGAGCGGAATACGTTAAACCCAAAAAATCGCTCAATGACGATATCCCCTGAAAATCTAGGCTTCTCTTTATCTTGAATAGGTTTCGACTCGTCAGGCATCTCTACCATCTGACCTGTTAGTGGATGAGGACCCTGCATCGTCTCATGCATCGGCTGACCCATCTCATCTACTTTTTGCTCGTACCCAACAAGCTGACCTTTAGTTTCGTCCCAATAAATCTTTGCACACACTTCACCTACACGAATAAAATCTTGGCAAAACTCACGAGTCTTCTGCTTAAACTTGTGGCGCTTTACAATGTCCATCCATACTGCATTGTTAAGCTCTGCTGCTTTCTGATCCTGAAGCTCCGCCATGTTCTTCGGCTCGATAGAAACACCTGGAGCATATGATAAAATATTGTTCTCATAAATCTTACACACACGTTGTATATGATTCTTTGTAAGCCTGATTCGCTGGTCCTGAGTAAGACCACGATCTTCTCTAATACGGTTCCAAAATCTAGAACCCTTCTTCGTATAGTGATTACCAGCAACTAACATTAAGTTGCTTCGCTGTTCAGCGTAGATCACGTTGTCCGCTTGGTCGCCCTCTTTGTAGAGCTTAATCAAATCTTGATGCCTTAAATTTTTCTTATTCATCTATCTTCCCTTGCCTAAAAGCTTCGAAGTATCCGATCGGATCTTCAATTAATAATTGATCGAGCTCCTCTGCTTGCTTGAGAGTAGCCTCTTCTTTATTCGCTTCTCGGGTCTGAGAATTTGCGATTTCTAACTGTTCGGGTGAATAGACCGGGGTTTGGTCTGGTTGGCTCGGGGGTCCGTCAAAGTCGAGTTCAATATCCTTGTACTTGAACCGCTTGACCCCAGATTTGCCGCACTCTTTAATTATGGCACATATATCTTCCATTTTGAAAGAAGCTTCATTCATAGAGCTCTCCCCACATTGCAATTTCGTCTTCAATTCTTTCTCTTTCTTGATCCCGAATACCACGAAACATCGCCTCCCGATCCTTCATGCGATCAATTAAAGCTTCCTCATGTGGGGTAGCTGTCTTCATCTCACTCGGATCAAATTGTATTTTTACTTCCGCCTTAGACCAATCCCAAGGTATCTTTGTCACACCGTACCGAACAGAATCTACCGAATCGTCCTTCGCATTTCGCTTCTCAGTCTTCTGAAGCAACGACAAAAACTCCGTGACGATCGGCTCGCACTCAGGAATATCGAATACGTACAGCATTTTATTACGGAACAAACTGTTAAGTACCTGTCCACCAATCTCATGACTCTTCTCCGCTTGTTGAAAGCTTAACCCCATCCTATCCGTAATTGTCTTAAAATCTTTAGCGGAATAATCGTAATAGGCCGACGAAATATTCTGACCCACCTTCATCTCAATAAATCTATTCGCCACATCCGTCTGCGTAGTAAGCTCTCCCTCACCTCGCCAATGCCTATACACTACCCCCATAGAGTAATCAGGCTTTACCGCTATGAATGAAATAGTACTCGGGTGACCGTCTCCACCACCACCCAAATCAACCCCAGCATACCGAGTCCAATCCATAGGTATCTTAAAAGACTTGCAAACATTGTTCGTCACCTCAAAGCTTTGATACTTCCGACCACCGTCCACTACAAACTTACCGTAGATCCGCTTCAGCACTTCCGATTCACTCTTACACGAATTAATCGAGCGCTGAATCTTCTCGTCACTCCAATGCGACTTCGTCCCGTCCTCGTAAACCCTGCAATCAAATAAACTCACCTGCTTCTTCCAAGCATCTGGGAACGCCGGAGCCTCTTGGCCCTTTGGCTCCATCGTCTTCCGCCATATCTCCTGCGCCAAAGTAGCCGTGAACACCATACTAAAATAACCATCAACCGCATTGCGCCGCTGGTTCAACTCATCATATAGCTCGTTGGGCAACTCCTCATCCGCTGCAACCCAATCAACCGAGCTACCTTGAAGGTTCATCACGTCCTGCATATACGTTTTAAAGTATATTATTACCCCCGTATTAAACCTTATAGAGTGTATTTCCTTCTTAGCGGTACGCTGCTCTTTCCAACCATACAGCGGATGATCCTTCATCTCTTCTCTTGGCAAAAAATCAGGAATCCACTTCGTATCAAACTCCACCGTCGCAAGCTCTCTCGAGGGGTACAAATACCAAAACTGTCTCGGCGTTCTACCGGGCCACAAATACTCCCACTTCTTCGGATCGGTGGCCCAATCTATAATCTTCCTGATCTGTATAGAGCTCTTCCCAATCTGATTCGCCGCCGTTAAAAACATCGTCCGATTCGTACACTCCAAAAACTCCCGCATCCACGGATAGTTCTTCCACCCGTATAAATGCGGGAGCTGACGACGTAGCTTGATATTTTTCTCTAAAAGCTCTAACTTCCGTTGTTTCGCATCTAGATTATCAGCCACGCTTTGGTACTTCCGTGTACTCCGCATCAATCGTATCGGAAGCTTCTACCGTTTGTGTGGTTACGGTTTGGGTCGAAAGGACTACTGGCTCGGGGGTTCCCGCTATCTCTGCCTCTAAAGCTTTTAACTTCTCGTCAATATCAAGCAGCGAATCAGCAGCATCCTTCGCTCTCCCCGTGGCGCTAAACATATGCGAATAACTATGCGTCGTCTCTTGCTTCATCATCGTGAGATTTTTTGTCTCACTTCTATTCAAGTAGCCGCCTTTGTTTCTGAGATCCACCATCGCTGCCGCCTTAAGCACAAGCTCGATAAGCTTTGGATCTCCGTCAGGATCAATAGGCAAAGAAAGCACATCCCGAATCCTACGAGTCGCTAAGCTTAATAACCCAGCCATCGCCGCCTCGTAAGCAGGTGACTTTGTCATAATATAAGCAAATAAATGTCGGTCGGTGTTTAGAATCTTAAACCAATACTCACGAGTACAAACCCCCAGATAAACATTCGTAATGTTCATCATCTCATTCTTGCTTTTCGTAAGCTGTACCCGCTCGAACTCCATCCAAAAATTGTTTCTTAAACACTCAATAGTATTCGTCGGGGTATAATTCTTTTCGTTCTTGAGCTTATTTAGGATGGTGTCTTCGTCAAGATTTAACCAGTCATCGGGAATACTGAGCGCGTTGGCTCGGTGGTCCTCGGGGAGCAAGTTAAGCATGGATCGGGGGTCTTCAAGCTGCGTCACGAGCTGGTTAAAGCTGTATTCTTTTTGGGTGTAAGTACCTTTGGCGCTTGGTTTGCGTGACATATATAAAAGTTATACGGTAAATAATACTCAATGCAAATAGTTTAATCAGTCAAATTTTTGACCAGTCATCACTTAGTCCCCACCCGCCAAAGACATCGTAGACGACACCAACAGACAAACAGACCCCCATATCCCCCTTTCACTAATGATTTTAAGTACTTGAGTAACCTATTGTTATCATTGAAGAAATTAACTCCCGGTGTTTTTCCACCGATCCACTGAGACATATAGTAGACAAGGCAATGGTTCGGGGGCTCGTAGGTTCGAACCTAGGGACTAGTTAACATAACAATCATTATCAGACCTTGTAACCTATTGTAATTATAAACGAATTTCGTTTATTTCTATGGTTCAGTGCGTCAAGTGTCCTATTGGTTCGGGGAGCTCGGTGAGAATGGCTGGGAAACTAAACCGATTTGGTTTAGTTTATTATTTTATGTGTAAATATTATACAGTGTTAGAAAATTTTACACTCGCAACGAAATCACTTAATAGCTAACTAATTGTAATCATTCAAAACACATACACTAAATTCGTTTAAAAACATGGCACGTCGATTGCACTATATATGAATGTAGGCAACACGACATTAAACACTAATTGTTTAATAGCTTATAAAGGACATGACATGAAACTAGATACTATCTTTCAATCAAGCTTAGTAATGTTAGCGATCGCTACAATCTGTGTAGCGTCTCAAGTAATCAATCAGATCAGCGTGGTAATCAAATAATGAATACTACAATTACACTAGGTCAAGTTTACAGCTATTCAAGCTATCGTTCGGACAAGGCTGTATTGTACCGAGTAATCAAAGCAAATCGACGTACGGTAATCGTAGAGGCCTTAGTGCCTTTAAGTGATGGGCTACTCGTTCAACTAGGCATGAGACCGTCTCAATTTAAAAACGTATTTAAACTAATCGAATAGGGAGAACTATATGAATATTAATACACGTCAATTTATCAATGAATTACTTATAACAGAATCAATGCATGCGGCTAACATGATTAGAAGACATCAACAGAACATAGAGCAGATAAAAAGCTACTCACCTGTTGATCAACAGGAATCACTAATACAATACGAACTAAACAGAATCAATTATCACGCTACTATTCACTCACAATGTGAACAGACTAACTATGATTTTAACTCGGAGTTTTTAAAATGAATAAATTAAATAAAAAACTAATGTCTGAAATCGGTATTACTAAGGCTCAGCTAACACGCTTAAGGGTAATTGAAAAACGCATTCAATTAACCAATGAGCGAGCTTGTAACGAGCCCTTAAGTGATGCAATGGTTAAATCAGCGGATAAATTCGAAATGGACTCAATAGCTGAAATCCATAGAATGAGTGCTTTAATAGATATTGTAAAAATAAACAATGACCCTAGGGGGCCCGCAATTCGATTAAAGGTAAAATCAGGCTACTATAACTGTCCCGATCAAACTCTGTCTGTAATTGAGGAGATGCAATCATGAGTAACAAACTGAATGGGTTGACGCTAACGCAAGCTTATATGATACGCGATGCGCTTGAGGTAATTTGCCCAGATATTCAAGAGGCCATCGAGGACCGAGACTATTTATTAAGTCAGATTGAAACAATTATTAAGAATCTAAGAGAGGTGTCACGTGACTAAAGTTAAATTTGTAAACGTTGACGGTGAGGTATTGGCTCTATTCCCTAACGAGCTCTATAACGTGGAACTATATGGCAAGGCTCAAATCATGTCTTATATGCATATAGGGCAACACGGCGCTGCTAGCGCGTCTTTCATGCGGAATAAGTCAGTAAGTCCAGAGGTCTATGCTGCTTTAAAGCGCGAGCTTGAATCAATCGGTTACGAGCTGGAGGTGAAATCATGAATTACAGTGAAAAAATAACAGCGCTTGCAGGTTTCCAAGGTGTAACTCTAAGTAAGATAGAGAATAGTTATGGTGATATATACTTCAGAATTAAGTCTAGAGGGCAGGAAACTAAGCATTATGAAACACGTACTACGTATGAGTTTTCTAATTATGAGAACGCCCATAATTATTTCATGAAATACTTTATAGAGCCTTATAAAAATAAAGTGGACGTACCATTTTAGGTGAAATTATGATCAAAGCACCAACTAGCTACCAATTTGAGGACCCTAAGCGCCACAATGTGCGTTTCGTGATGCGGCTCTATGAGTACAAAGTCTACCACTCAGTAGCAAGGGGATTCTTCTTGCAATGCTGGGAGTCTGAAGGATGCAAAACATTTGGTGAGTTAGTCACTCACCTTGACAGTGAAATAAACGAAACAAAGGAGAAAATGAAATGAAAACGATTGTATTGATTCTATTAAGCTTGGTTGGCAGTAAAGCAATGGCTTGGGAGGTTGTGAACGGTCCGAAGTGTACAACAGAGATCGTGTGTTCAGGGCCCTACGATTCAGTTTGTAGACCTGTTACTACTTGTCGATAACACGGGAGAATATAATGGAACTACTAGGATTAAAAGGCGAGTTTTGTTTACTGTTCTACACGGCTTTTATTGTTAGGACTATACTCGAAGGGCGAGTATCAGACTTTAAAGCAAACACTATTGCGTGGTTTGTATTCTTCTTCCCATTCACAATTATCCCTTAAGTCTAGGAGTCGTGTCCGAAGCTTAAGCGGTACGGGCTAGTCTGAGTGTCCTCGGGCTAGCCCAATCTATTTAGAGTGTAGTGGCTTGGTTGTATCGTACTGGCTTGGGTTATAGCCGCCCTGGTTAACCTTGTGAGTAGTCTCAGCGTCGGCAGCTTGAGCTTCACTGGGGGTAAGCTTAGGCGCTTTCTGACCATAAGGATCCGAAGCGTTTGCCCACATTTTCTGCCATAGCGATTGGTTCGAACTATCCATTACTTTAATTTATATTGACTATACGCGTTAGATCAAGTACAAAACGCGGAGGAGAAAATTATGAAGAGTGAAAAAATGCCACTAAAGGAAATGAAAAGATCGTTCAAGGAATACATTTTAACAGAAATAAAAAGAGACGACATAGTTGGGGATTTAGCAGGGGATATAAAAAGAGATCCAAGCTTCCCGAACAAAACTAAATCAAGATTGGCTTGTAGAAAATACCTAATCCAAAAAGCGGTCTGCAAGCATGTAATAGATGCTTTTGAAGAAGCTTACATGGACTACCAAGTGGAAGAATACCAAGCATGGTGCCGAAGAAGAGGTATGTAATTTTTACACGTTATCTTACTGTTTTTGTCAATCTTGTCACCATGTCACCATGTGAGACATGGTTATTTCAAAACCCACCAGCAGAAAAATTAAAATAAATTGCACGTTTTTTAGAGCACGGCGGGGCGCGCATTGTAATAACACTATGTGTAATTCGTATTTATTTTGTAATTATAGCATATAGAGTTTTACTACTTTTTAATGGTGACATGGTGACAGTAGTATAATTTTATGAAATCATTGGGGAATAAGTGTCACCATGTGGTGCCCGCTATATGGTGACAGTATGGTGACAACCCCCGAACCAACCGAAAAATGACCCAAAAAGGAGAAAGCAAATGACTCAACTAAAAGAAGCTATTTACGACTACATAAAACACCACCCCGGAACCTCTTTTGCAGAGCTTGACCGCATCAAAGGAGTGTCTGGAGGAGATGTTCAATTAACAATTGATAGTCTAGTATTGTGGGCGGGTTTAACAGAGGACGGGGCTAAAGCTATTCAGGAGTTACTTGGGAAGAAGCTTATAAAGTACCAAGGAGCCCCCGAGTTTATATACTTAATTGATGGTAAACGCTTAAACTTACCCATCGCTAAAACTAAAGCAGCCATCAAAGCTAAAAAACCTCGATGGCTACCTGTAGTATTTAATGTCGTGAAGTAATTAGAATGGTGCTGGGACTACTTCTTCGTCTTGAGTAAATTCGTTATTTTCATTATTCAGGTCGATGAAGTACCCCCAAACCACCGAGCCCCCGAGCCTGTGTTGCTTTCGTTCAAACCCCATCTTCCCTAAAGCTCTACCGATCCTGATTTGGTCACCGTGCTTCGGGTTTTGGAATCCTATTAGTTCGGCGATTTGGGTGGTGGTTTTGAAGGTAGCTTTATCGCTGCCGAATTTAATTCGAACGGCCAATTTTTCTTCGATGGGGTCTTTAACCATGAAGTCTTCATTGTGTTCATTGAGTATGGTCATTTCTTCAGGGGAGAGGAACCATGCTTCACCTTGATCGAACATGTGCTTAAATTCTGCCCATACTTGCTGCATGTCTAGGTTGTGGGAGTGGTTCAGGGATTCGAGTTCAATGGTCCAGAAGCGGCGGTTCCCGGTTGGGTCGTTTAAGTAGTCTTTGTCATTCACCGAGCCGAAGAAGACGGTACGACGAGCGAACTTGGCGGGTTCACGGCGGTAGGGGAGCCTGATGCTGTCGTGGGTTTTAGGGATGAAGGCTTTAAGTTGGGCGATGTCGGCTTTTTTGAAGGTGGCGTCTAGTTCTCCGAGTTCCACGATCCAGTGGGACAGTGATTCGTAGGTGCTGTCCTTATCTTTTGGGTCGAGGGTTGCTCCGTCCTTTACTACTTTCATGCTTCGAGGAGCGAGGTTTAGGGCCCAGTTTGTTTTACCGATGTATTGTTTAGCGGTGAAGACGAGGACGCCGTGGGCTGAGACGCCGTTAGGGAGATAGGCAGCGGCGATGGCGGAGACCATCCAGCGTTTCATGAGGGTTTCTTTAAGCCCCCGAACCTTTGGGTCGTATTCTTTTTTAGCGACAGCGGTGTCGTAGAAGCTTTGCACTCTTGAGGTTCCATCCCAAGCTTTGGAGTCGATCCATTCGGCGACTGGGTTATATGGATTTTGTGAAGCGATGTAGGCGACGAAGTCTTCTACCTTTCCGTAGTTCATGTCACATGAAATCGCTTGAGATACGATGTGGTTCATTTTGTCGTTCTTTTCGGTATCGATGAGGAAGCGACTATTTGGGATGAGGAGGGCTAGGTCTTTTTTAATAACGTCGTATCTAATTTCGATACCGAGCTCGGAGAGCATGTGCTTGATGTTACCAATGGTACATTTTGGGCCTTTTTCTCCCCATTCTTTAAAACCTGAGACGGGGAGGTTTTCTTGATATTCTTTTTTACGAGCTTGACGCTCTTCTTTTTTCTCAAGAGCTCTTTCTTCTTTTCTAGCGAGGCGTTCATTTTCTCTTTCTAGTTTTCTTTCGATAGCTTCTTTTTCTTTTTCAGCTTTCTTGAGCTCTTTTGGATCGGTGATGGATTCCATTTTAGCTAATATTTCAGTGTGTTTTTTAGCTATATATGACGTGGGTCTTGCGCTTAGTTCCTTGATGTCAGAGGGATTGGCACGCTTTGCTACGTCTAACTTCTGGAATATTTTACAGTGAGCCGAGCAGTAGTTCGCTTTAATGGAAGTGTAGCAGCCGAATTTAAACCCCGAGCCATGGTAGACAGCTTCCACTACTCTTTTTATGTCGGTGTCGAGTCGGTCCTCGCAGTTATTAAGGATGGCCCATTTATTAAGTGCGTATTGTAGATCGTGTTCACTTCTGCCGCAGTCTTTCGCATCTTGGATGAGAGCTTTGTAAGCTTCGTGGCGGTGGCCGACGCCTACATTGGTGTCCCACATTTTTTGGATGCATAAGCTTTCTTTGAAGACTGGGTATTCTTCGGTGAGGAGGTTCTCAGTTCCGAAAATCCCCGAACCAATGATCTCTGGTGCGGGGCTATTTGGTACGTTTTCTAGTGGCGCGTCACTTGCAATAAGGTCCGCTATGGAACAGGGCGATTGTCGGGTGGCGGCGAGTTTAATGTTACTAATGGTTTCTAACTGCAAAGTCTCGAAGGTGATTTCGGTTTTGTATAGGCCTGACTTTGGGTGCTTGGAGCGAGGTAGCCGCATTTTCTGTGTTGGGGCGAATACGGACATGTCGAGTGTTTTGAGTGAAAGCTCACGCTCTAAGCCTTTTGCCCAAGCTTTTACTTGGGTGTTCAGGACCGCTGACGAAGGTAGGTTAAGCAATGAGTGATGTAAGTAGAGATGAAATCCTTTGTTTCCGGAAAAAAATATCCGAGCATGGCGCGGGGAGAGATTTAAGAATTTCCAGACTTTTATTACTTCGTTCTTTGCGTCTTCTAATTGTTCAGCGTCAAAGTCGAGTACGTAGCAATTTAGTGCTGGACGCAATTTCCCATATGGTTTTGTTAAGGACTCAGCGTCAAAAGCTCCATAGTAGCACTCCCCTTTTACCTCTTCGATAGCTTTAGGTAGTTGAGATGGGTCAATTTGGAAGTCTTTAGTTTCACGAGCAAGCGCAGGAATACAGTAGTTTTGCATAGACATGTTGAGAATCCCCTCCGATTCATTTATTGAGGGGTCAAAAATACCCTTGCGAAAAGTTAAAATCAATGTGTAAAGTTTACAGGCATAGCCCGTCTTAGTTGAGAAAAGAACCCCCGAACCAAGTTTAACTTGCTCTTTGGGGGTTTCTTTTTATGCTTAAGTTATACGAGTATCCTCGTTCCGTTGTGGCTTGTCACCACTCCCCCGAATCATCTTATTACTTCCATGATTAAATTGGTTCGGGGGTCCTATTGCCCCATTGACTTGCATAAAATAATAAAGTAAATTATATCCATGAAAGAAACATCGGGCAAAAAGGGACGACCACGCAGGTCGGAAGAGACGCCACGGAAGCTGGTGACGATTATGCTTACGGAGAAAGAGTACGCTCGTCTTCGTGAGTTGGCGCTGGCGTTTGATGGGAATATTAACAAACTATTTAGAGCATTGGTGCTGGGGGAAAAATGAAAACCAATCCAAATGATAACGCGTATGCACTTGCAACTACGACCGATACTAAAGACTACTTAGGCCTCACAAAGCGCGAGTATTTTGCTGCGATGTTGGTGCAAGGAATGCTTGCAAATAAAAGCTATATTGACGACGAGGACTGTGTGAAGTGCGGTGTAGAGGCGGCCGACATGTTAATCGCGGAATTAAACAAGGGGAAAAAATGATTAAGCCAATATGCACAGGATTTACAGCGGAGCAGGAAGCGAAGATTCAAGAGGCGGTGAAGCGGTGGGACTTCGTATGGTGTACGGAAGATTTTAAGAGACGAGTACTTCAAGCCAGATTTACCCAGACGAGTGATTCGTCAGCGGTGATTTATGAGAAGATTACTGCGGGGATTAAAACTTCAGGGATCGTGGTGAAGTACGTGCTTAACCCCGTGAAGAATGGGTCAGAGACAGCAGCCACCGATACAGTGAGTGGAGTGACAACGATTCAGTCTTGGTACATTGAAAGTTCTGATTTGAATTCGCTCGTCAATACTTTATCCCATGAGAGCACTCATCGTCCTACTCAAGGAGCGTACACACACTCTAAGTTTTATAATCGTTTTGTTCCTTACTTAAAGTTAAGACCGTGGTCAGTAAGCTATCAGGTTGGGGACATCACAGAAAAACTAAGCTTGGCGAATTTTGGTAAATAGTATGGTGGACCACGAACCTAGCTGTATCTGGTTTCCATGCACTTGCGGTGGTAAAAAGAAATGAATCACTTAACATGGCCTGAATCTTTCGCAATAGCTTCGGTAGGATTTAGCATTGCATTAATTTTTTGGAGTCAAAGATGAAAGTGCTAGTGGCTTGCGAGTATTCAGGTACAGTGAGAGACGCTTTTATAAAGCTTGGTCACGACGCTATATCCTGCGACCTACTCCCTACTGATAAACCTGGCCCCCACTATCAAGGCGATGTGTTTGATATTATCAATGACGGATTTGATTTGATGATTGCCCATCCCCCGTGTACTTATCTTTGTAACAGCGGCGTTTGTTGGTTGCATAAAGATAAATCGAGATGGGAAAAGATGCGGGATGGCGCTAAATTTTTTAAGAAGCTATTAAATGCGCGTATCCCAAAGATAGCTGTAGAGAATCCCATCATGCATAAATACGCAAAAGAAATAATCGGTGAAGGACAGACGCAATTAGTTCAGCCGTGGCAATTTGGGCATGGTGAAACAAAAGCAACTTGTTTGTGGCTAAAGGGATTACCTAAATTAACTCCGACTAAAATTGTAGAAGGAAGAGAGCAAAGGCTTCACCGACTTCCGCCATCTAAAGACAGATGGAAATTAAGAAGCACAACATATCAAGGCATAGCTGATGCTATGGCAGAACAGTGGGGGAAGTGATGAAAGACTCATGGCATATCATTTTAGCTTTATTGATTGTGTTCTTCGTGATGAAGAACGTGTGTACTCAGAACTATTCCCCCTGCTGGGACAATCAATTGCTCGGCTCAAGGTCTGAGATGTGTGTGATTAGGAGGTAGTATGGGTAAAGCTAGTGATTTTTTTGGGACTAAACTAAGCACCACTTTTCGGTGCGCTCAATTTGGAAAATTTGATGGTTACGATGCTGAGCTATTGGGGACAAAACTTGTTAAAGGATGGGGCCGCCTTTATAAAATTAAAATATTTGAGGAAAATTCCGTAGATGATTGGTGGATTGAATACTTGCCGCACATAGAAATTGCAGAGCGCGGTGACTTTAAAAAGCTAGGTGAAAAATGAATACAAGAGAAGGTGAATTTGCAGCAATTGTTTTTAAGAATAATGAAGCATTTAAACAGATAAGCAATAAAGCATTCAGTTTAGAGCTTTGCCTAGACAAGCTACATGAAATGGTTCCAGACGGTTCAGAACATATTGATTGGCATAATAAGATCAAAGAAATTTACTACCATCTTGGATTTATTAAGGAGCTTTCTAAATGAGTTCATTCAAAACCAAGCTGAGTGAGGAAGCTAAAAAGCTAAGACCGCAATGGCATGAAGAGTATCAATTTGTTCAGGGAGCGCAGTGGGCAGTCGATGAGGTGATTAGGATGTTAAAAAATCCATTAACTCATGGTGAACTTTGCCAGTGGTTAAATGATGGTTTTGTGAACCCATCACCAGAAAGAGTAGCTAATTGGCTTGAGCAGCAAGTGAAAGGTGGGAGCGATGAGTGAACCAAAACCACAGTCGTTCGAGGAGAAGGCACAAAAATCGGCCGATGCTTACGATGATTATCAAACCGATTCACACGTTGAAATAGCATTCTATAGCGGCGCTTCTTGGGCAAGGTCTATAACGGTGCAGGAGGTGCTTGATTTGTTGAGGAGTGAAGAGGCTATCTCTGAGCAGAAGTCAGAAATTAAACATTACGGTAAAATGCTTTGGCCTAAAGATTGGGCGAATTATATCGAGGACGAGATGAAGAAGAGAGGCGCGCTGTGAGTAAGCCTAAAGATTTGTTTGTTCTAGAAAGTAGATGCAGCATCCCAGATAGGCACTATTCTAAATTAGAAGCGGCTTACGAGGATATGCAAATTAATGATGAGTTAATTCATTACAGAGCCGTTACCAAAGATCCCACTATCCCACTTAGGGACTATCCCACGGAAATCGAAGAGCTGAAAAAAGAGGTCGAGGCTATTTACTGTAACAACCCAACTTGTAAAATAACTACCAAACACAAAAATGTATGGTGTGACCATGTTATTCATAGAGGCCTCCGCAAGCCAAACGAAGAGCTGAGAACAAAGCTTAAAATTGCGTGTGAGGCTTTGGAGAAAGTGAAACACAACGGATGCTGCTTGGTGTGTTCTGAAAGTTGTCCATCTTGCAATGCACATATGGCACTAGCGAAAATAAGGGGCGATAAATGAATGAGTGGCTGGATAAGTACGGACTCGTGAAAACCCACAAGAGCGATGACTCTTCAGGAAATGGAATTTTATATTCTGTTATTTACAATATCTTTTATGATTCATTTAATCGTCACATCCCATTACTTTGTCTTTGGCGCTCAAAGCTAGGAGTGCTTTGGCGTACACCAGATAACACCTACGGGAATTGCTCACACGATGACTATCTCGCTTTCGGGGTAAGGATGCTTATCGATGGTAATAAAATATGGCCTCGCATGATTTTATGGTCATGCATCAAGAAGCTAGGTTTCATGAGAAACGATTATAAGGAGAAGAATGGATTATGGAAAAGTCAGATGCTACGATTCCCCCACGTTTGGATAGTGATGTTTGCGGCTGCGTTTCCGAATGTAATCTTGAATTTTTTAACGAGAAATATCCTGAAAATACTGCTTACCGTGAGTTCTACAAGCGCTACCGATGCAAGCGGAATGCAACTCCGCTTCCTGAACCTGTACGCGATCCACCTGATGGGGAATAGCAAGCCGCTCAGAGAGTTTATCAAGAAGTATAATATGGCAGAGATAATGAAATATTATTATGATGTTGATCACCCCATACTTTTAGGCTACAAGAACTTCCGTGTTTGAAGATTACAACGAAATCAGAAATGATAAGCAGTACCTATACGACCCCTGTACCAAGTGTTCAAAGCTACACACATCGAAGCATTTACTTTGCCCTGTTTGTAGGGAAATAAGCTGTTACACTTGTGGTAAACGGACGCTTAAGTTCACTGGGAGGAACTGCAATGTATGCTACAAGATATTGCTAAAGAAAACGAAGAGCTTAGGAGGCTAGTCGAGGAGCAGAAGAAAGAGATCGAAAGATTGCGAAATCACTTCGATAAACTCTCTTGTTGCTGTAGCGGTTGTACGAGGCATAATACAGAAATTAAATCGAGTTTAGATGGGGTTGGGGGAGACATATGGTAAGAGAAAAAGGTGATTATAGTTCAGTGATAGCTACGATTTCAGGCGACCCGCATACGGTCAACCAAGAGAAAGAAGCTTACTTTAAAAACTACCCAGCCGAAGGGTACATGACCATGCTTGAGCATGACAACATTTCTGAGATCGACGGAAACCAGTTCCGTGAAGTAAAAATTTGGAGAAGGGCTAGTTGCGATTAATTAGTTTGATGATTTATGAAGCACAGTATTGAAGACGTTTTAAAGAGATACATCATAACAGAAAACGGGAATGTAATTAGTTTAATATCAGGTAAAAAACTAAAACCGCACTATGTGGGTGGGTATTTACGTATAAGCTTGGTTACAAACACTGGGAGAAAAGCTTTCCTAGTGCATAGGCTTGTTGCTTCTGTTTATTTACCTCAAAGTGTTTTGTTAGATGAAGTCAACCATATCAACGGAATTAAAGATGATAATAGGCTTGGTAATTTAGAATGGTCTAATAGGCGTAAGAACACAGATCACGCCTTAATTAATAATTTGTACAAAAGCGGAGAGAAATTACCGCAATCTAAACTAACACGTTTTGATGTTGAGACTATTAATAATCTTCTTAAGAGTAAGACTCAAAAAGAAGTTAGCGCCATAATGGGCGTTTCCAGATCAACGATAAATAGGGTTGCACTAAAGAAATCTTGGTCAAAGCCATCTGTTTAATTTCAAAAGCTTAAAAATTGATTCTTCTAATGCGTAAACTGTTTTATGGGGTAGATCAAAATTACATTCAAAAGTAAGCGCATGGCAAATTTCGTGTATCATTGTTTTTGCAATGTCTGTATTACTCATTTTAAGCTTAAGGTAAATTATTCGCTCATTTGGGTCACACAAACCTAGGCATGACACATCGTCCCGTATAACTTCCTGCCAAACAACACTGTAATACACGCCTCGTTTTATCTTAACTTTACTAGGCACTTTCATATATAAAGTTTATGTTTAAATTCTTTACTACCCAAGTACAATAAAGGATGTGGACGAGAAAAATGTAATCGAAGTCGAATGCTATGGTGATGACCTTCGGTTTTTGAAACCGATACATCGGTCTGTGTGGGCGACTGTGTTGAAAAAATTTGGGTTACCCGCTAACGCCCAGTTGTTTTTAAAGGCAAACTTACTAGCAGAAGAAGGACTTATTTATTTATTTTATAATAGTCAATTTTGTTGCTGCATAGATATATCCGCGATAGACCCTAATAAAGAGCCAAGGCCAGACAGGACTAAAGATTCATGACATACGAAATTAATGTAGAGAAGATTCAGGACCAGTTATACGTAAAGATAGACGATATGGTGAAGCTTTGCGAAGGATCTATTAAAGGCAATGGAGACGCGTTTGACCAGGCGTTAGCGGCCCTTATTAAGCAGTTTTACGAGTTAAAAGTCGAGGCTTCTCGTGACTTGGAGTCACATTAATGGAAGCAAAAGAAGTCATTGACGAGGTGGCACGGGAGCTACTTTTGAGTCTTGGGGTTGAGCATGGAGAGAGTTCCTTTTCCTTGGTAGCGATGGTCCTAACAAGGGTATATGAGATGGGCGCAATGGATGGTAACCTACCAGTATGGGGGGGATCGTGGCATTCAAATCACTAGCGCAAAAGACTAAATTCGAGAATATGCTGAACGAAGGTAAGATCAGTCAGAAGCTATTTGATTCGTATTCAAAAGATACGGACCTTGAAAAACTCCCAGAGCGTTTAAGCGAGAAGAAAGATAATAGACCAAAAACTTTAGAGGAATTAAAAGCAATTGCTAAGAAAAAACTAAACAAGTAACTCTCCCTAGCTTAATGGCAAAGTGCTCCTGTTATGCTAGCTATAACCCTGACGAGGGGAGGAGAGATCTTGTTCGAATCAAGGGGAGAGGCCAATTATGATTAAGTCAGTAAAAGCGAAATGTAAGGTAGTTGGGATTGATGGTGACGAAGAGCTAATTATGGACGTTCAAGCAGATATGCCTGAAGCGCCAGAACTCGCTAACTTCAACAAACGTCAGCAGGATCAAGTAAAAGCTCAATTTGAAGATGCGAAGCTTGACGTAGTTCGTACTGCCTGTATTAATGCATTACCTGAAGGCAAAACCCTTCACTCTCTAATTGATTACGTTTAAGGAAAAAATGAATAAGTATTTTATCTTCTGGAAAACCACCGAGCCAAATGCAAAAGAGCAGCGTTTGTTTCTTAATCTCCCTAATCGTGATGATATTCAGGGTGCGGTTGCAAAACACGTTAAGATGGATTATGACTCTATCGAAATCATGTCGAGCAGACAGGTAAACGCGGAAGTAATTCCTGAACCAATGAAAGCAAAAACCAATGCAGAAATTGTGGCAGCACCAGAGCGAAGCTATCTCGAAAGCAAAGTCATTAGATAACCTCGCCGTTTTCTTTGATGTAGGTACTGGGAAGACCCGTACTTTGATCGAGATTATCAGAGACAAATTTAACACTCATAAAAAGATCTTAAAAACGCTGATTGTAGCGCCTACTCCTGTTGGCCCTAACTGGAAGCGTGAGATTGCTAAATATTCAGCGATTCCTTTAGACAAAGTTTTTTTATTACATGGGACATTAGCGCAAAGAGCGGCAGCTTATTCATCCTACGTAGATGGCATTTTTATTGTAAATTTCGAGGCGTTTGCATTCCCAGTATTTAGCCAAGCGGTGATTAATAACCCGCCGACTATTTGTATCTTGGACGAATCACACCGTATCAAGGACATTGGAGCGAAGCGTACTAAAGCTATTGTGAAGGTTGCGTACTCAATGGAAAAGCTCCCTATGAAGTACAAGTACCTAATGACGGGGACACCTGTCCTAAATACTCAAGCCGACTTATTCTCGCAATTTCTATTCTTGGACATGGGAAA